TTCGCGTGAAGGCCCTCGTCGAGTTCCTCGCCCAGCCACGCACCGTCAAAGATGTGCAGGCGTTCCTGAAGTGCTCGAAGCCGACCGCCTACGCGAAGATCGAGCGGCTCCGGCGTCAGTACACGGTGTTCGAGTCTCGCGCTCCGGGAGCTGCGTCAGCGCCAGGGCCGAAGCCCGCGAGGTACAGTGTCAGTCGGTGACGGGCTTCTTCGCCTTGCGGGGTTGTGCTCGGTAGTTCGTCGTCGACCTGCACTCCCGGCACCAACCGGCCGGGCCCTCGACACCGCGTCGGTTCACCACGCCGAAGGCCCTGCCGACGTTCTTCGTTTTCTCGCAGTGCGGGCACTTCTTCTCGACCGTGAACCAGTACGGATCGAGTTTCCGCGCGGCCTGAGGGCCTCGCGGCTTCGCCTCCGGATCCGCACGGCGAACCTTCGTCGGGGGCGTTGGGGGGGCGTAGACGCTGCCGTAGCGGGCCAGGTTCTCGCGGGCGATCTGGAGGCGGATCTGCTCGTCGGTGGCGGTCAGCGGGTCGAACGGCAACGTCCCGGCCTTCTTCTTGGGCATGATTTAACTGTTAACGCACAGACCCCCGACAGATTCAACGCTGGCAGACTCCCGGCCGCCTAAGTGTCCAGTTTTGCAGGAATGTCAGACCCGAGCGCTATGACGTCGTCGCGCTCGACAAGCGCCGGCCGTGGGGGCGCTGAGGCCCCCATGATTTGTAGGGAGAGTCGATGCGGATCAACGTGAGTGTCGAGGTCGTGGCTCTGGTACAGCTCGTCGACCAGGGCGAGGTGCGTGCTGACCCGGGGGACGTCGGGCAGGTGGTCGACGTGCTCGAGGGGGGCACGTGGTTGGTGGTCGCGTTCGCCGACGGAGCCGCCGAGTGCGACGTCGACAACGTCAGGCTACGGACGGAGGCGGAGGGCTGACGGGGGCGAGCTGGAGCCGGGGCGCACCGTTCGCCCGCCGAGCGCACTCGTAGCCGTCAGCGCAGACCAGTACCTCGCCCCGGGCAGTCTGGCCGGGCTCGAGGGCGTGTGCGGGCTGGTTCGTCCGACAGACCGCACACCTCACCGGGCACCTCGAGCCAACGGGGCGCCGGCCTCGCGCTCGAGCTCCTCTTGCAGCAGCGCCAGGGCGCGCCACGCGACCTTGACGCTGTGACGAATGCCGTCGGTGTCGACCGCGCCGCGGTCCATCAGGTGGCGCACGATGCAATCGGCGTGGTCGCTCGACTTGCCCCGCGCGTGGTGCAGCGGCTCGCCCGGGTTGTGCTGCTCATTCCCGACGCGCGAGAGCTCGGCGACGGCGGCCAGAGCGGCGGGGAAGTAGTCGAGGCACCCGCGGACGATCGGGATCGCCTTCCGCGCCGCCGCGTCGACGGGCAGGGCGAGCGGCTCGTCATCGGCGCGCGTCAGCTCGTCGAATACCCGACACCTCGAGTCGTGGTGCGGGACCTCGGATCCACGGCAACGGTATCGGCTCATGCTCTCCACTCCCCGTCGACCACGGTGATCAGCGAGCGCTTGCCCGTCGCATAGATCACACAGTGGGTGTTGAGCCACGAGCTGGGCCCGTGGGTGTACTCGAGCCGGAGCGGCGTCGACGTTCCGGTCTGATAGTGCCCCTCATGGATTCCCGGCGTGTGGCTGTGCCCGGAGATCACCCGCGCGCCGATCCGGGCCAGGTTGCGCAGATTCCCCCGCGCGCCGTTCGGACCGCGATCCCCGTGGAGCCCGCACTCGATGCCAGCGATCTCGAACCGCTCGTCGACGTCGAGCACCCGGATCTCAGGGGCGAGCCGGCGAACCCAGTAGGCGAACGGATCAGCGTAGACCGTCCCGCGGTCGGTGAGGCGGGTCGACGCGAGCATCGCGCGTGCGGTCTCGAGATAGAACGCGGCGTTGCCCGGCGCGCGGCGCCAGTCGGTGGAGATCACCCAGCGGGCCAAGAAGTTGTCGTGGTTCGACGGGACGATCACGGCTTTGCGCCCCTTGCATCGTTCGACGACGAATCGAACCGCGTGCTCGACCTCCTCACGCACCGAGCCCAGGCACGCGCGCACCTTCGCCGACGCGACGAACGGATTGCCCTCGTGGTGGGGATTCACGCTGTAGCCGTCGAACAGATCGTTGAAGATCACGTGCTTGGGATCGAGCGTCTCGACGATCCCACCCTCACCGAACGTGGCCCGATCAACCGTCACGTCAGCGAACCGCGCGTGGGTGTCGCCGAGCACCAGCCCGAGGGCCGACGGGGCGGGCGCGGCCGCGGTCGCGGTGTAGTGCGTGGCCAAGTCGGTGAACGAGCCGTCGGTGCGGTCGGCGTTGATCTGCCGGAGGTGGAAGCGCCGCCCGTCGAGCTCGACCACCACGGCCCCGAGCAGGTGATGAAACGCGCCCAGCTTGCCCGCCTTCGAGTCGGTGAAGTTCCGCCGCGTGACCGAGCCGGTGGTGCTGAGGATCTTCGGGAAGCGCCCCGTCGGAGCGGGCACCGCGCGAAACTGCATCTTGGGGTGGCCGATTACGCACGACTCGGCGCCGGTGAGGGCCTCGAAGCCCGTTAACGGGCTGATCGCCGTCGGCTGGATCTTCACGTCACCGACGAGCACCAGGTTCGGCCCGAGCTTCTTCCGGCCTCCGAACAGGTACGGCACGACGGCGGGATCCCACCACTCGTCAGACTCCTGGTCGGCTGACCACGTGCTCGTCGGGTTGCGGTAGCGGAGGGGAATCACCACGAGCTCGGCGCGCATCGCCGCAGCGGCGACCTTGAGGCACTCGAGAAACGGCCCGTGCACCGGCGTCGCGTTCTGCGCCGACGTGATGAGAAACCGCTTGCCCGTCAGGGGGCGGACGAAGCGCGTGGGCGCCGCAGACGGAGCTCCGCGCGCGTGGCGGTACGCGCGATTGCGCTCCACGCTGCACGCGTTGCACGGCGCTCCCGGCCGACGCCGCGGCCGCGTCCCACAGACCGGGCAGAGCGCGGTCAGAACTCCACCGCCAGGGCCACGCCGGCGGCGCCGACTGAGGAGGCCCACACGCCCGCAGACACCCCGCCGACGATCCTCCGGTCCACCTCGAGGCCGACCACCACGGGGCCGTAGAGCGACAACGCGGGGTGCACCAGGGCCGCTCCGGCCGTCACGCCGATCCGCCAGTCGGGCTGGAGCGTCACGCGGGTGACTTCGTGGTGCGCGACCGTGGCCTCGGTCACCGCGCTCCTTGCGGTCTGCACCTCGCCGTGGTGCTCTTCGGCGGCGGCGGTGCGTTCGACCTCGTGCTCGGTGACCGTGCCGTCGGGCGTCGTCACCCGGTCGCGGTACACCACGCGAGTCTCCACCCGGGCCGCCGTCTGTACCTCGACCCGGTGCTCGACCACGCGATCGCGGTAGACGGTCCGCTCTGCGATCTCCGTCAGCGTCTCCCGCGGCGCCGAGAAGCGCCCGGCGGACCAGGCCGCGACCACGAGGGCCGCGAGCGCCAGCCACCGGGCCCACACCGGGACGGGCCGGGTCAGCACGTCAGGCCCCCAGGAACAGCGCGGCTTCCGCCGCGCGCCGCGTGACGAGCCCCGGGAGCACCACGAGCTGACCGTTCACCCGCGCGTGGCACCAGCGGGCGAACTCCCCCGACGCGCCGCGCTTGTCGCTGGCGAGGAACTTCCGCAGGAGGCCCGAGGTCTCGAGGGCGGCGACGCCGAGGTTGAACGCGAAGCTGACCAGGGCGTCGAACTCGTTCTGCGTCGCCGCCGGCGCGAGCCGAGTCACCGCTTCCTCGAAGCGCTCGAGGTCGAGGGCGAGGATCGCCTCGGCTTGGTGCTCGGTGACGCGCTGGCCGAGCTTCACGTCGCCCGTGTGGCCGTAGCCGATCGTCGGCACGCCGGCGGGGCACAGGTAGGCGTCCGCGCGGAACGCCTCCGAGCGCTTGATGAGATCGATCCCTGCCTGAGAGGTCTTCACGTGAACTCCTTGAGGAGCGCTTTCGCGCGGTCGGCCAGCTTCTGTTTGAGCCGCACGAGCACCTCGTCGGCGCGGTCGTTCGCGTCGTCGAGGTCTTGCTTGAGTCCGTCGACGGTGCGCCGGAGGGCGAGGCGCGCCTCCTGCTCTGCGGTCTTTGCCTTGCGGGTCGCCATCAGTCCCTCTTGGTCAGGTGCTCGACGATCACGAGCGCCTCGGTGAGTTTCGTGGCGAGCGGGACCAGGCGCTCGAGCAGCGCGAGCTGGTCCTTTGCGTCGCCCCGGATCGTCTCGCGGTGCTCCCGGCGCTCCACCTCGAGCGCGCGGTACAGGTAGACGATCGCCCCCAGTGCCAGCGCCAGCCCCCACGCGAGGGGGTTCTTTGCGAGCCCGTCAGCGACGGGGCCCGGGTCAAGTTGCGCGAGCACGCCCATGGGGGCGGTCGTAGCAGGAATCTGGAATCGGATCGAGCGTCACTGAAGGCCGAGCACGACGACATGGAGGACGACCGAGCCGGCCGTCGTCAGGTTGTGCGTCGTCCGGTTGCCCGCGGCGTCGATATCCACCACCTCGAGCGTCAGCACGGTGTCGGAGGCGCCCATCGTGGCGGAGTAGTCGTACGGGTGCGCCTCGATGCCAGGCACGTCGGCGAAGGCCATCACGCAGCGGGTGCCCCGGGGCACGGCGGCCGCGAGGTTGATCTCGAACTGGCCACTCGTGGGCGTGGTGCCGGCCGCGACGCTGGAGACGTTCTGCCCGGCGAGCAACTGGTACGCGCCCGTGGTGATGCGCACGCGCGCCCACGCCTTGACGATCAACCCCGGGCTGAGCTGATTCGTTTGGGCGGTGCCCGTGGCCACGTTGCCGCCGCCGAACACGAGGTTGCCCGCCAGCGTCTGAGGGGTCGTCAGGCTCTTGTCGAGCAGGTTGTTGACGATCCCCGCGAGCTGGTTCCATGTCCCCTTCACGAGCGTGACGCCCTTACCGACGATCACGTTGACGAGCTCCTGCTGCACCGCGTTCAACCAATCCGCGTCCACGACGGTGGGGAGCCGCGGCACCATGGGGTCGCCGGGGTCGAACAGGTTGCTGACGTTGCCGCTCGAGTCGATTTTGTGCATGAGGTCCTCAGGTGTAGGTGACGGTCAGAAAGACGTGCGCGGCGCAGACGTGGCGCAGTACCCGCTCGAAGTCGGCGTGAGCCAGGGCCCCCGAAGTCGCCGGGCCCACGGTGAGCACCAACGTGAACGCATAGCCGCGCCCGAACACGCGCGCGCCTACGAGGAAGCCGGCGCGCAAGATACTCCCCGAGTAGTTCGTGATCGAGAGCAGCGGGTAGCCGCAGGCGGCGCACAGGGCCGCGAAGTAGCCGGGGCTCTGGCCGCCCCGGGCTACGAGCTTCGCGACGATCGCCACCTGGCGCGCGGCGGTGGTCGAGGGGATCGACAACACACGGTCATCGGGCAGGCCCACCATGGATTCCCAGTCGCTCAGCGTCTCCACCGCGGTGCGCGGGTCGCTCTCGTTCACCAGGTCGACCCCCCGGGCGTCGACGCGGGCGAGCTCGTCGGCCAGGGCGCCGAGCAGCAACGTCAGCTCCGCGCCGGGCTCGTCGAAGAGGCGCCCCGGGGGCAGGAGCAGGCGCAGCGCCCGCGCGTAGGCCGGCTGACCAGATGCCACCGGGGCAGCACCGGAGCCGGAGGATCCAGAGCTCGGGGAGAGCGGCCAGTAGAGGGACGAGGTCACGAGTTCACGTTCCCGGCGGTGTCACCCGCGGCGACGGTGACGGCCGGCGCCGCGGGCCACCCCCCGACGCGCACCACGCCGGAAAAGCGCAGGCCGTTGGTGATTGCCGCGACGGCCCCGCTGTACAGCGGGGCGAACCCGGCGGCGCGCGAACCCCACGCGCCCGAGATTGCGCCCCAATAGACGACCTCCCATGCGCCCGTCGCGGGGTAGTAGGCGACGACGTTTGACTGCGCCAGGTTGCCCCCGGCGTCGGTGATGTCGAAGCCAATCGGATCGCCTGCCGCAATCGTCGTGCCGCTCGAGGGCGTCACGTTGCTCACCGTGGGAAGCGTCGTATCGACGGGGCCGCTCCAGTCGGCGCCGGCGGCGTAGGACGCTGCGACCTCGGCCGCCGACCGCGCCACGTTCGAGAGCCGGAGGTCGTCGAGCAGGCCGTAGAACTGGCCCAGGTGATTGCTCGGAAACGCGCAGACCTCGAGGCTGCCGTTCGACCCGGAGCCATGGCTCACGTTCGGAAGCCCGGTCTGCGTCGAGTCGAGTACGCCGTCCAGGTAGTAGTTGAGCGTGACCGTCGTGTCCGCCTCGACGTGTTTCGTCACGGCGACGTGCGTCTTCCCCTGTGCCGGGATGCAGTTCTTCGTGGGCGCAATCACCGTGTTGGCGCCGGTGGCCCCGTTCGACCACACCGTGGAGATCCGGCCGTCCTGCTGCACGTAGACCCCGAGCAGAATCTGATCGTCCAGCGCCAGGGGTGGGATCACGACCGTGGCGTGCCAGAGCACATTCGCGCCCGCGGCCGGAATCTGGTCGCAGCGGTCGATCCAGAACTCGACCGACCAGCTACCCTCGAGCGTCGCCCGGAGGGTGGCGTCGGTGCCGTACGAGGCCGCGAGATTGTCGACCGTACTGAAAAGGCCGTACCCCCTGACGAGACCAGTGCGACGCAGACCGAACCCAGGGGTAACCTCGGTGAAATGCCGCGCACCGACGCAGCTGTCGAGGTAGCGCCCCATCGCCTCGTCGAAGCGCCACAGCGCGAACGTACTGCCGTCGAGTGCGTGGGCTGAGGGGCCGCCGGCGCGACCATAACCGGCGGCGTAGGACGCTGCGACCTCGGCCGCCGACCGCGCCACGTTCGATATGCGAACGTCTTCGAGTCCGCCATTCAGCGCATAGGCGTTGTTCGCGTAGTTGGGGTAACGCCCGAGCGACCAGATTGAGTTCGTGCCGCCCTGGGGGAGCGCCCACCCGGCGCTCGACGCGTCGAGCACACCGTTGAGGTAGACGCTCCAAGTCGCGGTGCCTCCAACGACGGCCTTCGTCACGGCGATGTGCACCCACTGGTCGCGGGGGATTGGCGTCGTGCCGCGCACAACCCAGCTCGCGGCATCGATATGTGTGTTGTCCTCATACGAGATTTCGACGACGCCAGTCACAGTGTAGAGCGCGACCGCGACTAGGTGATTCTGGTCGCTCGTGTTCGACGCCCCGCCGTAGGTGACCAAGTACTTGCGGTGCGTCGAGTCGTCAGCGCTCTGCACCGAGCTGATCCACGCCCACAGTTCCACCGAGCAGTCCCCCAGGAGGGCAGTCACCGCAGCGGCGTTGCCCGCGCCCTCGAGGTAGAACGACGAATCACCAACAAACTTGCGCCCCGTCGCGATCTGACCGGGAACAATTCGGGGCCCGAGCCCACAGGAGAGCGGGTAGGCCCCGGTGAGGTCGACCGCCCCGTCGCGGCCCTCGTTGAGCCGCCAGAGCGCCAGGGTGTTCGCGTCGAGCGTGTGTCCTTGTCGAGCCATTGCTTAGACCCAGGTGATCGTGCCCACGCTCAAGAGCTGGTGGGCGAGGCTGGTGACGTCGGCAGCCGGCACCGTGAGGGAGTAGTCGGTGAGGCCCTCGGTGTTGCCGATGGCCGTGTGGATGGCCGAGAGCAGCACCGTTCCGCCGGGAGCCCCCGTGCGATTGACCAGGTCGACGAGCTGGGCGCGCACCGCCGCCTGCATGGCCGTGGTCGCGGGCGACACGTGGATCGTGAACGCAGTCGGGGCGTCGAGCGGCGCCGCCGCGGTCACCAGGGCGTGCGCCGGGGCCACGACGTTCAAGTGCGACTGCACCGCGGCGACCTCTCCGGCGTCGGGGATCAGACCGCCGCTGTCGTTGTCCCGCACGAAGCGAACGAGCACCCCACCGGGCGGAATGTCGGTCGTGTCCTTCCAGGTCGTCACCCACGCGCGGGTGACGCCGCTGACCTCCTTCGCCCAAGCGACGTAATCGGCCGGGTCGCCCCCCTGCGGAGGGTCGGCGAGGCGCGCGAGCAGCCGCGCTCGGAGCGACTCGGTACCCTCCTGGTCGCTGCCGTCGGCGAGGTTCGTCGCCGCGGCGGTCGCGCTGTTCACCCCGGAGATCGGCGACTCGAACGTCAGCGCCACGCCCGCGGTCAGCGTCGGGAGCGCGCCCGCCGTGACGGCCGTCACCGTCGGCGCGGCGGCGCCGGCGACGAGCGTCACCGACGCGTCGGTCAGGTACCGTTGGCCGTCAGTGCGCGTCAGCGCCGTGCCGGCAGGCACCACCATGCCGGTCGTCCCCGTCACGGCGAGGGTCGCGCGGGCGAACGTGGGCGGCGTCTTGGTGATGCCGTACAAATCAGCCTGGCGCACGAGGAACGCGTCGTCGCTCTGATCGGCGAAGAGCTGTTTCCCCAGGTACTCGAGGTGGCCGTGCAGCATGTGCGCGGCGCCGGCGAGCACTCGGGCGAGCACGCGAACCAGCGCGCGGCGCAGGAGCGCGCCGGTCAGGGTGAGGCGCGAGACGAAGTCGGCTTCGATCCGAGTGATGAGATCCGAGAGGGTGGGGCGCGCGAAAGCCACGTCAGACTCCTTGCCAGACGATGCCGAACCGCGAGCTCGCGGCCTGTCCCGGCTTGGTGATTACCACGGTGAGAGCGAGCCCGGAGACCGCGGGGCCCGCGTACCATTCGGCGACAACGTCGAGGGTGCTCGCCACGCCGTCGTCGAGCAGCCATTGCAGCGCCTCGAGGGCGTAGGTACGGGCAGCGGTCAGCACCGCGGGCGTGCGCTTGCTCCGCTCGAGGAGCCAGAGCCGCGAGCCGATCAGGTCGCCGTCGTCGGGAGCGAACTGGTCCGCCCACCAGCCCCGGCGATCCGGGCTGCTCGAGGGTAGGGTGTCGCCCGTGCCCGCCTGACGGTCGAGGTACAGCGAGAGCAGGATCGCGGTCTGTAGACCGTCGTCGACCACCAGGTCTCCGGCCTTGACCGCCACGTCGCCAGCGGTCTCGGTCCACACGAGGGCGATATCGCTCACGTCGGCCCCGCAGTGACGCCGGTGACGGGCGCGCCCGAGCTGGCGCCGGTGAGCAGCGCGCCGGCACTGTGCACGTGGCTGGCGAGCGAGACGGAGCCCGCACGCACGTCGACAGACGCCGTGAGGGTGCCGGTCACCTGGGTGTCGGCGGCGAGCACGATCTTCCCGCCCGAGGCGGGAGTCAGATCAATGTCGCCGTTCGCCCTCATGACGATCCTCGCCCCGGTGTGGTTATAGATGGCGACCTCGCCGTCGGACAGATTCTGGAGTCTGTATCGCCTATCCGACACCCCGACCGCAAGGCCGTGGTCGCGGCGACCGCCGACGAAGACCACCACCGCCTCGGCCCCCGCCATCGGCTTGGACGTGAAGCCGTAGGACGCGAAGTGCTCGACCTCGTCTCGCACCTCGCCCGGAAGGAGCTCGACCTGAATCGCCTGGAGCCCGGTGGAGTCGTCGACGGACTGGACCACGCCGCGACCCACAACGTTGGCCACCGCAGTGCGGAGCGGGCGCAGGAGACGGCCGAGATCGTCGAGGGTCATAGGGCGACGTGCGAGGTCAGACCCCCCGCACGATCTCCTTCCAGTAGTTGTTTCCCGGGGGAGCGCCCAGGGTCGGATCGGGCCTGTACGCGGCCGGGTCCTTGAGCGTGAGCTCCGTCGTGGTGCCGCCCGACAGGTCGAGCGCGAAAGTGAGGCCGGCGATCAGCATGTCGCCCTGGATGCCTGCCCGGGGAGCCTCGACGGGCACAACGGCGTTGAGCGGCCACAGGGAGCCGTCGGGCTGCGTCCACCCCTGCACCGTACCCGTGACGGTCTCGCTGCGCGCGGCTCGCATGGCGGCCTCCCACTGGGCACGCTGACGGGCCGTCGTCGTGGTGACGTTGCCATCGGGACGGACGACCAGCACGCGGGCGGCGCGGATCGCACTGTCAGTGGCCGCGCCTTTCACGCCTGCGGCCGCCGCACCGGAGAGATCGTCCCGGCCCTTGTGCGATCCCATCACCTCGTAGCGCGCGAAGCGGCTCGAGTAGTCGTAACGGGCGCCCAGGCGTTTGAGGTTCTGCCCGAGCACCAGGGCACCCGAGCACCGGCCGGTTCCGCTGCGCACCAGCACCACGCCGCCCGCGCCGTCGGAGATCGGCAGGAGCCCGGCGACCTTGCACAGGTTCTCAAGCGAGGCCTGCACGGTGTCGCCCGGGTCGATCGAGTGCTTCTTCGGGATCGAGATGCTCGAGAGCGCCAGCCCGGCCTGCAACGTCACCGACACGCCGAAGGGCTTGCAGAGCTTCTGCGCCAGGGCGAGCACGTCGACGTTCGAGAACTCCCACCTGTCGAGTTGCGCCGAGCAGTCGACCAGGTCGGCGGCCCGGTCTCGCCCTTCGACGGTGATCGTGTGGGAGCCCCCGTCGACGTCCTGTTCGCGGCTGAACACCCACCCGGTGATCAACGTCTGGTCGTTGACGATCACCTCGCACGCGTCGCCCTCGCGGACCGGCCACGGATCGCCGTCGTCCCAGCGATCCGTCACCGACAGGGTAAACGTGCCGCAGAGCTGCTCGAGGCCCCGAGTGACGCGGGCGGAGTTCCAGCCCTGGAACCGGCGCCCGTTGACGACGATCGCAACCCGGTCACCCACGGGAGAGCACCTCGAGGGTCACGCCGCCGGGGACGAGCACGGGATTCACCACGCGGTTGCGCGCGAGGAGATCGGCCTCGCCGTCCACGTCGCCGTAGAGCCGGTGAGCGAGCACGAGGGAGGGCAGGGAGACGTTCGGAGTGTAGCTCTGCAGGTGGGGCAGGTCCCCGGCACCGGGCACCGCGGCGACCGTCGCGGCCCGGAGCGCGAGCAGCGCGGGAAACGCGTCGTCGGTGACGGCTTCGGTGTGGGCGTCGAGCGCCTCGAGCACCTGCTCGCGCTCGGAGATCGCCTGCTCGTAGCTGTCGAACGACTCGAGAGCGAGCGCCTCGCAGGCGTAGGTGAGGGCGAGGCGGTCGACCACCGCCGAGAGCGCCGCCAGGTTCGCCGCTTCGGCGCTCGAGGGGAACGACGTGGTCAGCTCGAGCCCGTAGAGCGCGAGGAACGCGCGGCTCGGCGCAGGCGAGCCCGTGAGCGCGTCGGCGAGGGAGGCGAACACCGAGGCCACGGCCGCGACCAGGTCGCTCGGGGCGCGGGAGAGCTCCACCGCGCTCGACTCGAGGTCGGCGAGCGTCTTCGCCAGTGCGGCGACCTGTTGCCCCGCCAGCGTCTTGAGGTCGAGCACCTGCCCCAACGCGCGCGACACCTGCGCCACCGCGGCGGCGGAGTTGACGAACAGGGTGGGCAGGGAGACGTACTGCGACAGGAACGTGAGCGAGAGCGCGTTCTTCGCGGCCGTCGCCGCGGCGGTCAGCGCCGACGCCGTGTTCACCGCCGCCGTCGGGTTCGACGCCGCGGCGGTGGTCTCGAGGAACTCAATCGAGAACGAAGCGATTCCGCCCTCGGTGCGCGTCTCCCGCGTGCGGTAGCTCGCCACCGCCACGCGGACCACGCCGAACTGTGCGTGGTTGAGCTCCCCGGGGCCGGGCACCTCGAGCGCGGCGATCAACCGGTCCCGCGCGGTCTCGTAGTCAACGCCGAGAACGTAGCCCTCGACGTTGAACTTTCGGCCCTTCTTGCCGAGGTCCTCGATAAAGTTCGGGTTCTCGCTGAAGGGGAAGTCGTGGGCGACCACTTGCCGCCCACCCGCCCGCTCGTTGGCGTCGGTGTAGAACGGCACCCCGCGGAAGCTCGCCGGGCGAGCAGAGTCGCGCCAGCTCACGGGGCCGCCATCGTGTAGCCGGCGCTGACCGTCACGGGCGCATCACCGGTGGGGCTCGATACCCGGGCCCCTCGGGGCAGGTTCGAGAAGTCGACCGTCACGTTCGCTTGCGTCGACGAAGCGCCAGGCGCCGGGGGCACCCCCGCGGGACGGGGCGGGATCGCCGTGTCACCGACGTGCCGCACCACCCCCTCGAGAGATTCGAAAGGGTGAGAGGCGAAGCCCGAGATCGCGTCGATGATCGGCTGAATCTCTTCCCACGCGTCGCGGAAGACGTTGCGGATCGAGTTGCCCCAGTCCTTGAAAATGAACGTCAGGTCGCCCCAGTTGTCGGCGATCGCCTTGCCCGCGAGGGCCACGCCGGCGGCGGCCGCGAGGAACGGGAGGAACGCCAGTGAGAGACTCGCGACCGTGCCGAGCACGCCGAGCAGGGGCGCCGCGGCAGCAGTCACCGCGGGGGCCACCGCGGCCCAGGCGGCGGCGAAGATCGGCAGCAGCTCGGCCCCGAGGGAGACCACCGACACGGTGAGCGACGCGAGCGAGGCGAGCAGGGGGGCCAGGAGCACGCCGGCTCCGGCGAACGCGCTGCCCATCGGGCCGAGCCACTCGACCACGCTCCCGATGGCGCCGGCGATCCGTTCCAGGCTCCCGATCAGGCGCTCGAGGCCCCCGCCGCTGAGCCAGGTGTCGAACGCCGCCGCGGCCTTGTCGGCCCACTCCTTCAGACCGTTCCGGTGACCCGAAAAATACTCGGTCAGCTTCGCGGCCAGCTTCGTGAGCGTCGGGAAGAACGCGCCGGCGACGGTCATGTGCAGGCCGTAGAACGCGGTCTGCAGATCCTTCGTCGCGTTGTCGAGGTCGCTCGCGGCCTGGGCCGAGTTCTCCTGCGAGCCGACGAGGTCCATGTAGCGCCGCTGCTGCGCCTGAATCGCGGCGCCGCCCTGCGACAAGAACACGCCCATCTGAGCGCCCGACTTGCCGAACACCGTCGTCGCGAGGATCGCCCGGCGGGCCGGGTCTTCGATCTTCGCGAACGCGTCGGTGAGCAGCGACAGTGCCGCCTCATTCGACTTCGCGGCCTTCATCTGCCGGCCGAACGTGGGCGAGATCTCGTTCAGGAACTTCATGAAGCCCCCGCCGTCTCCGACGTGGAGCTCGCCCATGTTCTTGTTGAACTTGTCCATCGCGCTGACGAAGCCCTCGGCGTCGATGTCAGCTTGCTTTGCCGCGTACTGAAGTGAGGCGAACGAGTCGACGTTCAGCCCCACGCGCTGCGACACCGTCGCGAGTTGGTCGCCGGCTTCCATCGCGCCGTGGAAGATCGTCCAGAACGCCACGCCGGCGCCCACGGCCAGCCCGGCCAGGCGCGCGCCGAGCGTCGCGATCTCCTGGCCCACGCCCCCGGCGGCGTCTTTCACCGCGCCCCACTTCTTGGCGATCCCCTCGAAGCCGATGTTCGCCTGGAACGCCTTCGTTGCGTCCTTCAGTGGCGCGAGGCGCTTTTCGATGCGCTCGCGGATCTCTTTGATCGGCCCCGTCGCCTTGTCGACGGCGCGAATGACGAGCGAGAGATCAATTTGCTTTTCGTTCGCCATTGATCTCCCTCGCTCGCTCTCCCCAAAACAGCAGGTCGTCGGCCGTCAGGTCCCACAACTCACGGGCTGGAAAGTGAAACGTCGCGGCGATTACGCCGAGCCACCGCTCCCAGTCTTCGGGCCAACCCCGAGAAAACCGGAGACGACCTCAAAGAGCGCGATCAGGTCGCGGAACGACAGCGCGTCCATGACCGGGTCAGGCTGCGCGCAGAGTCGCCCGGAGACCTTGAGCAGGTTGTCGGTCACCTCGAGCTCGGTGATCTTCACCCCGCGCAGGTCCTTCGCGGTGATGCCCTCGCGCACCTCGAGCTCGGCGATCGTCTCGGTGCCGAACCGAACCGGGTCCTTGAGCGTCAGCTTCACTGGATCTCCTCGCCCGACTTCGCCTCGAACCGCACGGTGAAGTTGCCCTCGTCGGTGTTCCCGACGCCCTCGCCGACCTGGTAGGCGTCGCGAAGCACCACAACCTTGCCGTTGGCCAGGCTGAGCGTGACGGTCGCGCCGTCGATCGTCAGGAGCGCGCGGCGGTCGAGGCCGGCGCGGTCGGTGAGGTCGCCCTCGACGAAGGCCGGCTGGGGCATCTCCTTGTAGCCGTGCACGCCGTCGGCGCCGACGATCGACTCGCGCTTGGGCGTGCCCAGGCCGTAGGTGAAATTCCCCTTGGCCTCCTGCAGCGTGCCGTTGACCTGCACCTGAATGGTTCCGCCACGTCGGAGAGACGACATTGTAAACGCTCCTTGAAAAGGCCCCCGTCTCTCCGAGGTGTCACGCGCTCATCCCGTCTCCACGGCGGGTGCCCTGCGTTTGGGTTCGGCGTGCTGTAGACCCGCCCCCCCAGGCAGGTCAGTCAACGCCGAAAATCAGAGCCGGAACTGAACCTTCGCGGCGGTCACGATCAGCTGGTTGATCAAGTTCGGCGGCAGCAGGAGGTTGAGCCTGTTCGCGTCGGTCGCGTCGCGCTCGACCACCAGGTCGGCCTTGAACTGATCGAAGCCCTCGACCAGCCCCAGCTCTTCCATCGACCGGAACCACGAGACCGCCTCGGCCTTGCCGAGCAGGGGCGTGATCACCGCCTGGCCAGCGCCGAGCCGCGTGCCGTCGTTGGCCAGCTTGTGCCGCGGGTAGCGGGTCTGCATCTGCACCCGGAACGAGTACCGCAGGTAGGCGAGGGTGAAGAGCGTCTCGACGCTGAGGTACGCCTGATCGGACGAGCCCGCGGCGTTGGTCTGGTAGGTCGTGATCAGACGGTCGATCACCACCTGCGTACCGGCCAGGCGCGTCACGCTGATCCCCGAATACAGGAGCAGGTTGCGCATCTGCAGCGTGTCGAGCGCCGAGAGCGCCGGGGGCAGCACCCAGGCGAGCGGGAGCGTCTGGAACGGCCGCGCCGGGTCAGCCTGCGCGGACAGGGCGACGACACCGGCCACGCTGGCCGCGTACTCCATCGGCGGCGTGGGGGAGTCGTTCGTGCGGACGATCACGCTTGAGGGGCTGTTACGCCCGGCACCGAGGGTGCTCACGGTCGAGTACGTGCCGCTCTTCGCCGTGATGGCCACGCCGTCGATCATGCGCAGCGGGCCCATGCGGCTCGCGAGCTCGGCCTCGATGGCGGCGAGCGAGGTCGCGTCAGTGTAGGGGTGCGCGATCACGTTGAACCAGGTGTCGCCCATCGCGGCGATCAACGAGGTCAGCACCGGGTTCGTCGCGCCACCGGAGAACGCGGTGACCGCGACGGTGATGCCCGCCGGCGTGGACTCGCTGTCGCTCTGGTAGTTGACCCGGAGGTCGTACTCGTTGGCGGCGATGCCCTTGTTCACGCCGGTGATCGTCGCCACGCCGAGGGCGCTGGTACACGTCACCGGGAGGTCATTGCCGCCGACAGTGTTGCCGATCGCGGCGGCGATCGCGGCCGCGACCTGGGTCGCCGTCATGCCCGAGGTCACCGCCACGCGCACCAGGTTGCCCGCCACGTAGAGGGCGAGGGTGCCGGCCGCGGTCGCGGCGCCCGTCACGGTCACCGTCGCGGTGGCCGCAGTCGCGGCGCCGTCGTCCGCGAGCACGCCGATCCAGCACTCGGTGTTCGTGTTCTCGGTGAACCAGGCCTTGGCCATGCGGTGGAGCTGCGATCCGCGCCCGGCCAGGGTAGCCACCTGGTCCGCGTTGGCGACCTTCAGGATCGCGTTCCCCGCCGCGGTGCCGACGGAGTTCTTCTGCCCGATCAAGAGCGCGCGGAACGCGAGCAGGGCCGGGCCTCCCGAGGCCCGCGCGCCGTCGAACTCGGCCGCGACGAAGGGGACACGCAGCGTTCCAGGAAGCTGGTTGAACGAGACCATTGATTAGCCCTCCGTGGGCGCAGGCGCGGAATCTGGAATCTGGGTTACCACGACAGACACGTCGCCGCAATCGAGCAGCCGCACCCAGTAGCTGCTGAGTACGACGCTCTCCCCCTCAGGCGCGAGGAACCGCAGGGTCTCGGGGTGGCGCACGAGCAGGCCCGGCGCGGGCTTCACGGTCACGAACGACATGGTCACCTCACGTTGAACTGATCTGCTGCGAACTCGTGGTCAGCCTTGACGCGCAGGAAGTCGTCGGCCGGCGCGAGCACGCGGGGTTGCGTCTCATAGACCACGGAGAACTCGAGGTGGGCGCACCCCACCGGCTGGTCGGTCTCGAGCTTGACGCCGATCTCGGTGCTCTCGATGCGCGCGCCCCGGAAGACGATCAGCCCGAGTCCGAGAAACGGATCGGCCTCGATCGCGTCTTCGACTTGCAGCGCCATCGTGTCGAGCTGGTCCTCGAGCTCGTCGGGAAGCCGCGTGGCCGCCCACACGTCGATCGCCAGGGTCGCCGTGCGCCGGAGTGCGGTGCCGACAACGTCGTCGACCACCTCGTCGAGGATATAGACCGCGATCGCCGGCAGGAGCTTCCCCCGCTGGGGGGCGAGCCTCGAGGTGCTCACCCTGTCCCCCGCGTCAGTCGCGTAGTCGGGGGCAGTGCCCTTGAGGATCGACACCACCGCCTGTCGGATCGCCGCGCGCTCGTGCATGTCAGGCCCGGTGCAGGAGCAGGAGCACGCCGCCCGCGCTCTTGCGGACCTCGTGCACGGAGTACGTCACGCCCCGGGCGGTCACCGTCGCCTGTTCGTCGAGCTCGGGGTCGCTCGTCAGGTCCGCCAGGGCGAAGAACGCCGCCGGGGCGTAGCCGTCGACGCCGGATTGACCCAGGTCGACGACACGATGGGAGAGGTCGAACACGCCCGAGAGCGTCGCGGAGACGCCGAGCCCCGACGTGTAGACCAAGGTCTCGCCCGTGCGGGCGCGCACCTGTTGGTCTGCCACGGCGAGGAGCTCGGCGAACCCCATTAGGCGCCCGTGGGAGCCGACGCCGCGTTGAGCCGCACCACGCACTGGGCATCGCCAGCGAGGGCGGCCGCGGTGGCGGCACCGATCCGGGTGTTGCCGGTCGAGACCGAGGTCACCGACTTGGCGGTGTTGTCCCAGTACACGAGCGCCCCGGCGGCGAACGTCTGGCCGGCGGTCTTGTCGACCTTCACGACGCCCTCGACCAGGAACGAGGCCGTGTTCCCCGAGAGCACGGTGGTGGTCGCGACACCGAAGAGGGTGCCGATCAGCGCCCCCTGGCCAGTGGTGCGATCGTACGGAGCGGGGAGGTCGACGAGGTCGCCTTGCCCCACGAAGTTGTCGGTAAAACGAGCCATGGTGCAACCCTTTCAGTGCTGCGTGATCACTTCGTGGTGACGAGAACCGTGCCGATCGAGTCGCCGTTCGGAACGGCAGTGACCAGCCCCTCGTTCGTCAGGTAGGCGGGCGTCCCAGTCGGGAGGGGCTCCGCGGTCTTGGAGTAGCAGTCGGCCATGATTCCCTCGTGTGGTGAGTTGCGGGGGCTGGATTCGAACCAGCGACCTCCGGGTTATGAGCCCAGCGAGCTTCCAGCTGCTCCACCCCGCAAGAACTCCCGGCGCAAACTCAGCCGGGAGGAACAGCCGCCGGTTACACGCCGGCGTTCGAGATCGCGCCCTTCGGGTCGAAGGCCTGCGCCTTGAAGTCGAGACGGAGCTTCCACTCGGTGCCGTCCACGCGCCAGCCGAGCTGCTGGTCCATGAAGGGCGCCTGGCTCCCGTTCAGGAAGGCGACGACGATCGCGGGCACCTGGCCCGGGTCGGTGAACAGGTAGCGGCGGGTGCCGGTGAGGCGGGGCGAGCCCACCACGTCGCGGAAGAGGCCACCCACGATGTTCGGGCGCTCGAACGCGCTCGCCGCAGTGGGGTCGAACTTCGCGCGGTTGATCGCGTTCGCGTCACCCTCGAGAGAGAGCGGGACGACCAGCACCTGGGGGCGCAGGTCGAGGTACTCGTTGTTCGAAATGTCCTGCTGCTTCGCCATCGCGACGCGGTCAGCCTCGAGCGCGGTCATCGACAGCGCGGCGCCGGTCGTCAGGTTGCCCCACGCGGCGTTGAACAGGTTCTGCGTGTTGCCGCTGATCGTGATGTTCGGCCCGAGACCGCCGTTCAGGTTGAGCAGGTCATAGACCGCCTTCTCGATGCTCAAGCCGGCCGCGCGACCGAACTTGTTCGCCGTGTC